TGGATTACGAGGCGATCGTGACCGCGATGCGCAACGATCTCGTGGACCGCTTTCCGCTCATCGCGGGCGTGATCGACCTCGAGAGCGAGCCCGCACGCAAGCTGATCGAAGCCTTCGCCTACCGGGAACTGCGGCTCCGGGCGCGCATCAACGATGCGGCACGGGCCGTGCTGCTCGCTTCGTCCTACGGCACGAACCTCGATCACCTCGGCGCACTGTTCGCGACCGCGCGGCAGGAGGGAGAGAGCGACGCACGCTTCCGCCGCCGGATCCAGCTGGCGCCCGAGGCCTTCTCGGTCGCGGGTCCCGAGGGAGCCTATCAGTATCATGCGCTCACCGTGGCGCCGTGGGCGCGGGACGTCTCGGCAGCCTCGCGGCGGCCGGGCGTGGTGCGCGTCACCGTGTTGAAGGAGGGATCCGATCCTGTTCCGACGCTGGCTGAGCGTGAGGTGGTGCGGCTCCATCTGGGCAACGAAGCAATCCGCCCGCTCACCGATGTGGTGGAAGTACTGGCCCCCATCATTCGAGTTACCCGGATCGTGGCGAAGCTCACGCTCTATTCAGGTCCCGACGGCGAGGTGGTGCGCCAGCGGGCGCTGACCGCCTTGACGTCATGGGTGGAAAAGAACCGCATGCTGGGCATGAACCTCCGGCGATCGGCGCTCTATGCCACGCTGCACCAGGAAGGTGTCCATTCCGTCGACCTCGTGTCGCCGGCTGAGGATCTCGTGCTCGACGTCACCGAGGTCTACGCCGTCGAGGCCATCGATCTGACCGTCAATTCTATCCGCGATGAGTAACGGTATGACCAGGCAAGCCCTGCTGCCGCCCAACCACACAGCGTTTGAGGAGGCCTGCGACCTCACCGGCGCGCGGATCGACGAGCTCGCGGTCGAGATCCCGAAGTTGGTGCGGCCAAGGGAGATCCTGGCCACCCATCTGGCTTGGCCGGCATGGGGCCTATCGGTCGATCTCTGGGAGCCAGAGTGGTCAGAGGAGAAGCATCGCTCGTTGGCGGCCCGCGCGCTGCCCATGCATGCCCGGAAGGGCACGCAGGCCTCGATTGCGGAGCATATCCGCATCATGGGTGCCGAGCCCCGCCGCTTCATCGTGCCGCCGGCGAAGACTTATCTGATGGAAGGCTTCACCGAGGAAGAGCGGCAGGCCTTCCTCGCGCGATTTCCGCAGCTCCGCATCTATCCCTTCGTCGCGCGGGGGACGTACCGGTTTGCGCATTTCACGTCGGCGGCCTTCGGGAGAGCCAAGGCATTTCTGGATGTGTCCTGCATCAAGGATGTCGGGGCGTGGTCGCGCTACATCCGGACGGCCCGACTCTGGGACCGGGGCGAGGAAACGACGCTCACCATTCGCGCCGTGACGCCCGAAGGTATCGGAAGGTTCCACGCTGCGGAATTTGACGAGGTGATCCTCGGCGCAAAGCCGACGAGGGCATTGCATCTCGATACACCGCCGAAGGCGATGACGTTTCTGGTGGATGATTTCGGGGTGGCACAGCGTATGATCCGCATCCCGCGCGATGCCAGCTACAGTTACCGTCTCGGCCGCGAGACCTACACCACCACCTATCCCAGTGCGGACCTGGTTGACGTGCGCCCCCAGTTCATTGCCGAACAGCACCTTGGGCAGCCGACAGCGCTGTACGCGGCGCGCCGCCAGTTCATCCTGGGCAAGCAGCTGCCGCCCACCATCGCCTGGCGCTACATTTATGAGCGCTGGCATGTTCACGATCCCGTCCGGGTCCCCGATGTCCGCATCCGCTCGACCCACCTCGGGTTCACGCGGCTCGGAATGCCGCCGTATCACGCCGAGGTCCGCACGCGGATCAAGGGCAGGCTTGCCCCGCGCACGGCAGGACCCTTCGTCAACGGCTACCTGATGACGGGCAATCGGAAGCCCATCGCGGACGTCCGTGAAGCGGTCCGCGTCTCGAAGTCGCTGCGGGACACGATCCTGCTCGACACCAGGACCTGGCGTTTCCCGCGCGCGGGCGACCGCCTGAAGGTTGGCGCCGTGACGCTCGGGCGTTACATCGCGGCATAGAAGGAACAGACACGTGGAACAGACCGTCATCTTCCGGGACCGGCAGGAGCTGCAGTCCGCCGACCTCAACAACATGCAGGACTTCACCCGCGCGTCCGTCGACCACATCGTCAAGGATGCCATCGACGGCGGCAAGGCCTATTCAGGCTTTACGGCCTCCAAGACCGCGGCGACCGAGATCACGCTTTCACCCGGCCGCCTCTATGCCGGCGGCGAGGTCCATGCGCGCAACGAGAACGTCGTCATTGACGTCTTCAATTCCCTGCCGCTGGTGACCAGGAAGCGCGTGGCGATCGTTGCCTTCGGGCAGTCGGTCGATACCGACGTGCAGCCGCGCGACTTTCTGATCGACGCGCAGGTCGGCACCACCGAGCCGCAGAGTGTCGCCATGGAGAACCTGCGCCGCGCCGAGCTTTCGGCTGTGGCGGGGACGGAAAGCCCGGATCCGGCCTATCCGCCGACCGACGCCAATGTCGTCGTGATCTGCTACGCCCTGCTCGACACGTCCGGCATCGTGTCGATCGAGCAATGGGCGGCGACGCAGCTTCCGAACCTCCGGCTCGTCTCGAACCGCACGACCGCCCTTGAGGTCTGGCGCGGACAGATCAGCGGGCAGGTGGACACGCTCAAGACGGACCTCGCGGCGCTCGCGGACCGTCTCAAGCTCTTTGCGCTCAAGACAGACCTTGTGGACGTCCTGGTCGAACTCGAGAAGCTGCGCGAGCGGGTATTCAGACCCTCAGCCTATATCTTCTATGGCAGCAATCACTTCCTCGATCTTGTGGGCAGTCAGACGGCCCACGCAAGCTTTGATGCGGTCGTGGGCGAAGGCATCCGCTTCCCGAGTGCCGGCAGCAACAGCTCAGGCCTCGCGCTGCTCAATCCGAATAACCCTTACGTGACCGTGAACAACGGCTTCGTGCTGCCGAAGCATACCCACGGCATCCGCATGAATCTCGCCGGATACAATGGCGAGACCCGGCTGGCGCAGTACAGCTTCGAGACCACGACGATCACCCAGCTTGCCCGGACGCGTCAGCGCATCCGCTACGGCAGCACCCGGACGGTCTGCACCAACTCGACGTGGTGGCGGCAGGGCAGCTACGATCCCGTCACCGGCACCTTCCGCATCACCGGCGAAACGTGGGAGGTCAATGCCGCCGACCGCGCGAAGGCAGCGATCAACCACCAGTGGATCCGTGCCACCCAGTTCTGGGTGGACATCTACGAGGAGCCCTATTGGGATGCCGTAAAGTCGACCGCCAGCATCAACGGGCAGCAGGTCGCGCAGACCTTCCTCAACTCGCAGGATGGGTGGCTCTCCCAGGTCGGCCTGTTCTTCTCGCGCAAGGCCGCAAGCGGAGATGTGAACATCATCGTCTGCGAGACCGCCTATGGCATGCCCGATCTCGCCAGGGTGATCTCGAGGACCGTCCTGCCGGCCGCCAGCATCCAGGTTGGGGGCACGGCGCAGAATGCAGCGCTGCCGGCGCTCGTCGAGACCCCAGTGCCGATTGTCCCGACCTATCTGAAGTCGGGCCGCCGCTATGCCATCGTGCTCATCTCGACCGGTGACCACTACGTCGCCATGACCAATACCGACAACGGGGTGGTGCAGGGCACCTTCTTCGTCTCGACCGACGGCGCCTTCTTCGCGGGCAATCTCGTCTCCGACATGAAGATGAAGCTGTACTTCGCGAAGTTCGATGCGCCGCGGGTGGTCGTCGAACTGACGGCGCTGCAACTTGCAGGCGGCATCCTCGACATCGACATCCTCAATGAGGGAATCACGCCGCCGGCCTGCCGCCTCGATTTCGAGGTGCAGGTGAATGGCGCGTGGGCCGCACTCGATGCGCCGCCCAATGGCCCGAACCTCTCGGGGCTCCCGGCCATCCTGCCGGTCCGCGCGGTGCTGACGGGAACCACCGACCTCATGCCGGGCTTCGGCCTTGCGGTCTCCGAGGCAACGGTGAGCCGTACCAAGACCTCCTTCACCTGGGTCGGCTCGAAGCGGACGCTGGGCTCGCCCAGCACCAGCATCAAGATCATCATCGACCTGCAGGGTTATGACGAGGTGAAGCACGACTGCACGGTTTCGCTCCTGACCGGCACCACGCTCGCGGGGAGCGAGACCGCCGACGCCGTCGAGGATCAGATCCAGTCCGACGGCACGCTCCGGCGCACCTGCGTCTTCAACGTGACCAGCGTTTCGGACTACGCGGTGAAGATCGTTGGCTCGACCACGACGGCGGCGGAGACGTTCCATGTCGCCGAGTTGATCGAATACGCAAACACCTGAGGGAGCTGACACATGGCAAAGAATCCGACGCATTACCGCCTGACGGTCAATCGACCCGTCACGGCCTCGGGCATGAACTTCAATCCTGGCTCCAGGTACACGGTCAAGGCAGCGGTTCACGACGAGATCAAGGAAGCGGCGGCGGATGCCATCGCGTCCGCCGATCCCATGCTCGTGGAGTAGCATGCCATGCTGAGGTTCGAGGACCTTCGTGTCCGGGATCAACAGGAATTGGACCGCGACTTCTTCAACCGCCGGTTCCGTCTGATCGCCGAGACCTTCGGGCAGCTTGGGCAGGAGGTGGCCTCCGTCACGGGCGATACCGACCGTCTCGTCGCCCTCGGTCTGACCCGGGTCAACGAAGTGCTCGGGCCTCTTCTCTCCAAGGTTCAGGCCGTCTCCGAGAACGGCTTCCTGGTCGCCACGTCGGCCACCTCGCTCACGATTGTGAACGGCCTGCAGTCGACGCTCGCCATCACCGATCCGGCGCAGCGCGATCTCTTCTCGCCGACGCCCTATGTGCTGCTCACCCGGCAGGCGGAGGGTACGCAGGACGATTACGCCGTGCTGCGCGTCGAGGACTTCAACCGCACCAATGGCGGGCTTGCCTTCGAGGTCATCCTCGTCAATGGCGGTATCGGCGATGCTGCGCGTGATGATTGGGTGATCTCGGCCACGGCGGGCATCAGCGTGGCGGTGCTCGAGGCCGCGACGGCAGTCCAGGAGACCCTGGCGCTGGCGCAACAGGCCGCCGAAGAGGCCGCGGAGGCAGCTGCGACGGCGGAAGCCGTTCTCGCAAGCGGTCCCGTTTCGTCGGTCAACGGCAGGACGGGCGCGGTCGTGCTTGGCATGTCCGACATTGCCGGGCTCGTCTCCACGCTCGCCGCAAAGGCGGATGGCAGCCACGGCCACATGATCTCGCAGATCTCAAACCTGCAGACGACGCTCAATGCCATCAGCGATGGTGGCAGCTACTGAGTCCCCTAAGCAAGGCGAGGAATGAACATGACGCAGTCGCTCATCGCGCAGCTGTCGCAGAAGGTTTCGATCGGCGGCGTGAAGGATATCGAGGTGACCGGCATGGTGGAAGATGGCGCGGGCGGTTGGATCCGCTCGGTGCGTTTCTACGGCACACCCGCCTCGGGCGCGAACAAGCTTCTCATCCTCGAGGTCCTTCTGCAATCCGCTGACAAGACCGACCTCGCTATCACCACGCCCGAGATCGATTTCTGATCGCTCAATTCGCATTTCCTGACCCGATTCCAGTTCATCAGTTCCAGCGGCATGGAAGTTCCATGCGGTGGGCTTTCCGCAATGGAGACATCCCATGTCCGATCCGACCTTTGGCATTTCGATCACGCGGATCGACAACGAGCCGCGTCCCGCCGTCTACAGCGACATGTCGGTGGTGGGGCTCATCGGCACCGCACCCGAAGCCGATCCTGCGGTGTTTCCGCTCGATACGCCGGTGTTTCTCTATTCCGACGACGCATCGAAGCGGACGGCGCTCGGCGCGCAAGGCACCATCTCGGACGCGCTGACCCTCATCAATGCCCAGCTGGGCGAGTTCCAGGTCGCGGCCAAGGTTGTCGTGGTGCGGGTGGAGGAGGGCCTTACCGCCGACGCGACCATCGCCAGTATCGTGGGCGACGGGATCGCCACCGGGCTCGAGGCCTTCGTCCAGGCGGGTCCTTTGCTCGGCGTCATCCCCAGACTGCTCTGCGCGCCGGGCTTTACCAGCCAGCGGCAGGGCGCCGATGCCAATGCGGTGTGCGTAGCGTTGCCTGCAATCTGCAACAAGCTCCTCGCCCATGCCGTGGTGGACGGGCCCGCCACCACCGAGCAAGCGGCCATAGACACGCGAGAAACCCAATCCTCCAGCCGCCTGATTCCTGTGGATCCGGCAGTCCGCGTCATGGCGGGGAGCGACGTTGCGGTGATGCCGCTGTCCCCCGCCGTCATTGGCATTGGCGTGAGGCGCGACCACGAGAAGCAGGGACGCCCCTTCCACAGCTGGGCGAACCAGCCGGTCGCCGGCATTGTCGGACCCTCGCGGCCGATCAATTTTTCGCTGACCGACGGTGCCACGGAAGGACAGCGGCTTCTGTCGAACAATGTCGGTGTCCTTCTCAGGGGCGAACTCGGCATCGAGACGGCCATTGCGTCGGGAGGCTTCGTCTATGTCGGCACCGACAATGCGGGCGAGGACGACCTCTGGCGCTTCTATAATGTCACCCGCGGGCGCGATTACATCCACCTGATGTTCCTGCGGACGCTCCGCTTCTATCTCGGGCGTTTCAATCTCACCGGCCAGACGATCCAGGCGGT